CTTTTTGTTCCATTTCATTCCATACTTTATTCATCAAACAAAGAAGGATTGTTGACAGTTCTTTTAACTCAACTAATGAGCATTTGCCAGGCACCGTATTACCTGGTGAGTATGTTTGGCCTTTTAGTAAATATTGATCTGAAACTATATCAACCGGCGTGATGGTGTCAACCTCAGACGTTTTTGGCTCAATACAATTTAAAAATGCAATTAAGCCAGGCTTATCGGTTGGCACTTCAATTTGGTCAAATGACCCTAATGCCTTGGCATCCGATTGGGTGCCGGTCCATTGGTTATTTTTACTAACGTAAAGTCTCATTTTATTTTCCCCTGGGGCCGTGGCCCCGTTATGTTTATTAAAAGTTGTAATCGTAAAAAGCGTAAGGTGCCTCAGTAAGACCAAACCGGCTGCCATTACCTGTCCAGGCATTTGGGTTATTTTTCTTGCGGCGTATGCGAATAACTGGGTTATTAGGCTCGCTTGCATAAGTTACTTTTTGATTCCGTTGATTTTCAGTGTGTGCAGAAAAACCGCCGACGTGTTGCGTTAAGTGCGATATATCGTGCTTGACTTCCATAGCCCTGATTTCAATTGTTTGGTCACTTACAACCTTTACAATTTCGTATGCGCGAACATCGGTGTAACAATACTCAGAAACATGGGTAAAGGTTTTAACCACTTCTACAATGCGGCATTCGTTGTTAGCTTCTATCGCTTTAATGTGGTCAATGGTGGCCTGGTCTGTTGCGCGTTCTAGCCACTCAGCAATGTAGCCTTTCATTCTTGATTTTTTAGCAACCACCATTTTTTTAGCCTCATCAAGGTCAGTAATTTTTTTTGATTCGTGATCGGTTTTCCAACCCCAAACGCCTAAGCCATTTGGCGAGTTAAAAACCTTTTCTTCTACGGTGTAGTAAATTTTAGTAATCATGTAATGCCTCATTCTGTTTTATTTATTTAGATAAAGGGTTTGTTTAAACCCATAACCTTATTGTACTGACAAATAGAATATATGCAACACTTTATTAAAAATAAATAAAAACAAAGCGCGCTTATATACGATTGACATTAAAAGCAGATACGCCTATGCCTTTCGGCATTAGATCAAAGGCGTTTTTGTGCATGGCCAATTTATTTGATACTGCTAATTACCCAGGACGTGAACCATTTTCGCTGGTCATTGGCGACCGCTGGACCTGGAAAAAAGACGATTTTTCAGATTACCCATCATCCGCTTATACGCTCAAATACTCGTTTCGATTAGATGGTGCCGGCGCGACCGAAATTCAGATCACGGCAAGCGCAAATGGCACGGCTTTTAAAATTGAAGTCGGCGCAAGCACAACGGCAAACTACACCGCCGGCAATTATCAATGGCAATCCTATCTAACGCGCAACAGCGATAGTGAGCGAATCACAATTGATAGCGGTTACATCGAAGTCAGACCCAACCGGGACCTGGCAACAACCGACCCGCGAAGCCATTACAAAATTGTCCTGGACGCCGTGGAAGCGGTATTGGAAAAGCGCGCCACAAAGGACCAGGAAGCATATTCCATTAATGGTCGCTCCCTTACTCGCACATCAATTGAAGAATTAATGAAATTACGCGATACCTACCGTGGTAAATATGTCGCCGAAATTAACCGGCACCGCGCCAAGAAAGGTTTGGGCCATCATGGTCGCCTACTAACGAGGTTCTTATAAAATGGGCTGGTTTAGTAAAGCCGACGAAGCGCCAAAAAAGCGCAAACAGAAAATCAATAAGCGCCGTTATGACGCTGGAATTATTGACCGTCTAACGGGCGACTTCAAAGGGTCCACCCTTTCCGCAAATGGTGAGCTAATAAACACTCTGCCACTAATGCGCGGACGGTCCCGTAATTTGTGCATGAACAATGATTATGCCAGGAAGTTTTTAGCTATGACGTCGGCCAATGTTGTCGGCACCCATGGCATTAAAATGCAAGCCAGGTCCAGGCGTGACGATGGCACATTAGACCGCCAAGATAATATGTCGATTGAGGCCGCATTTTCAGCCTGGTCAAATATTGAAAACTGTACAGTGACCGGGCGACAGACTTGGATTGATGTGCAGAATATGGCCATTAAAGCAATCGCCCGTGATGGTGAAGTGCTCATTATTATGGTTCGGGGATTTAAAAACGACTTTGGTTTTGCGCTCCAGGTGATCGAAGCCGACCAGCTAGACGAAACGCTAAACAAAAATTTAAGCAACGGCCACCGCATTGTCATGGGCGTTGAGTTGAACGAATGGGGCGCAGCGGTTGCGTACCATATCAGCACTAGCCACCCTGGCGATAATATCACCATATTTAACAACCGCCATTACAAGCGCGTGCCAGCGGCCGACGTGTTGCACCTATACATGGCCGAGCGCCCAGGGCAAGCCAGGGGCGTCCCCTGGATGCACACCGCCATTAATAGATTAAACCAGGTGGGCGCGTATGAGGAAGCCGAACTAATCGCGGCGCGTATTTCTAGCAGCAAAATGGGCTTTTATACCAGCCCGGACGGCGACCAGTATGTGGGCGACGAAGACGACGACGGCAATTTGTTGATGGATATGGAGCCAGGAGCCATGGAGCAATTGCCCCAGGGCGTGGACTTCAAAGCCTTTGACCCACAGCACCCAACGAGCGCCTACCAGGCGTTTATAAAGACGGCTTTGCGTGGTGCAGCCAGTGGCCTAAACGTCGCTTATAACACGCTGGCAAACGACCTAGAGGGCGTTAACTTTTCGTCCATACGGTCCGGCGTCCTGGAAGAAAGGGAACAATGGCGCACCATTCAAAATTGGTTATCAAACCAGCTATGTCGCCCGGTTTATCGTGCCTGGTTAGTTCAAGCACTGACAACCCAAGCCCTGGCGCTACCACAGCGGAAGTTTGAAAAATTCACAAAGGTTGAATTCCAGCCGCGAGGATGGGCCTGGGTTGACCCATTGAAAGATCAGCAAGCCAGCAAGCTAGGCATTGACATGGGCATTATGTCCAGGACCGAAGTGGCAGCCGCCGCCGGTCGAGATTTTGAAGATACCCTGGCGCAGCTACAGGCCGAAAACGAATTATTGAAGCAGTACGGTATAGCCGTCGAACAAGTCGAACCGCAAGAGGTTAATAATGACCAACAAAACGATTAACACAGGCGCTCTTCATAGGTCTTTTGATCTATCCAGGGACGCAATTAATGAGGAAGCCAGGACAGTTGAATTGGCTTTTTCAAGCGAGGCACCAGTACAAAGGTGGTTCGGTGACGAAATCCTGGACCATGACGCCAAATCCATTCGCCTTGGCCGGTTGAATGACGGCGGCCCGGTCCTGGTAGATCACGATGGCACAGATCATGTGGGCGTCGTTGAGTCGGTGGTAATTTCTGGCGACCGCGTTGGGCGGGCACAGGTTCGTTTTGGGAAAAGCGACCGGGCAGAAGAAATTTGGCAAGACGTAAAAGACGGCATCCGAAAGTCTGTAAGTGTGGGCTACCGCATTCACAAAATGGCTTTGGAATCTGAAAAAGACGGCATGGAATCCTACCGGGCAACCGATTGGGAACCATACGAAATAAGCATGGTGAGCATTCCAGCAGACGCCGGAGTCGGCATTGGCCGAGGCGTTGATGGTGAGCATCAAACCGAAGTAACTAACATTCAAATTAAACAAGTTGAGGAATCCAAAATGGATACAAAAGCACCAGAAGTCGCACCAGTTGTCGACAACACATTTGCAATTGAAGATGTAAGAAAAGCCGAGTTAAGCCGCATCACTGACATTGAAGCAATCGGAAACCAGCACGGTTTTTCAACAGACGCACGCGCAGCAATCACCAGCGGTCAATCTGCTAATGAATTTCGCAGCCATGTGTTAAACAATATCAGCAAGCCAGCCCCGGTTGTTTCAACGGACATTGGTTTAACCGAAAAAGAAGTTCGCAATTTCTCCTTTATGCGCGCTATTCATGCCCTATCAAATCCATCTGATCGTCGCGCTCAAGAAGCGGCAGCGTTTGAATTTGAAGCGTCACGCGCAGCGGCAGACCAAATGGGCCGTCAAGCCCAGGGAATGTTTGTGCCAACCGAAGTGTTAAAGCGTGATTTAAACGTGGGCACGGCGACCGCTGGCGGTAATACCGTCGCAACCGATCTGTTATCCAATAGCTTTATTGATAGCCTAGAAAACGCCATGGTTGTTGCCGGTTTGGGCGCTACTATGTTGCGCGATCTAAATGGTAACGTGGCCATCCCGCGTCAAACCAGTGGGGCAACAGCTTACTGGGTTGCGGAATCGGCCGCTGTTACTGAAAGCCAGGCAGCGTTTGACCAGGTATCAATGACACCCAAGACGGTTGGCGCGTTCTCAGACATTAGCCGCAAGTTGTTGCTACAAAGTTCAATCGACATTGAAGGTTTTGTACGCAACGACCTGGCAATGCGTTTGGCAATGGCCATTGACCTATCGGCAATCGCTGGCACTGGTTCTAGCAACCAGCCCACCGGCATTTTAGCCACCACCGGCATTGGCGCAAAGACATTTGCAGCGATTGGCAATCCAACATTTGGCGAAATGGTCGATGTGGAAAGCCAGGTTTCAATTGACAACGCTTTGTTTGGCTCTTTGGGCTATGTCTCAACGGCGGCAATGGCGGGTGCCATGAAGCAAAAAGCGAAGGATGCCGGTTCGGGTCAATTCGTAATGGCTAACGGCCAGGTCAATGGTTACAACATGAGCGTCACAAATCAAATGACGGCCAACACCGTTGTATTTGGTAACTGGGCTGATTTGATCATTGGTATGTGGGGCGGTCTTGATATTAACGTCGACACCAGCACCGGTTCAGCGTCAGGCACGGTTCGCGTTGTATGTATGCAGGACGTAGACATTGCCGTGCGTCACGCGCAATCGTTCGCTAAAGGTTCGGGTGGTTCTTAAACCCTAGACCCTAGACCCTTGGGCGGGGTAACACCCGCCCATTTTTAACCAGGTAATAATTTAACCAGGTGAATATATGAAAGTTAAAATTTTAAACAGTACAGCCGCAAGCGGCAAAGATTTGTTAGCCGGTTCAGTCGCAGAAGTCAGCGACCAGGACGGGCAAACTTTAATTCGCATGGGCAAGGCAGAGGCATACACAGCCACCGAAGCACCAGCAAAAGCAAAGAAAAAGGCATAAGTCATGGCTTTTGTTGAAGATTTTGATTCGTTTTTTGATACGGAAGATTTCGCAGTAGATGCGACATTCGGAAGCACAACGATCAATGGAATCTTTGACGAAAGTTTTATGGAAGTGCAGGGCGTGGAAGGTTTCCACCCGGTGTTTACTTGCGCCCAGGCCGATGTGTCAAGTATCGCCCATGGTGACGCGTTGACAATTGGCGGCGTGGTTTATCACGTTCAAGGGGTCCAACGAGACGGCACCGGGATTGTAAATTTAATCCTTGAGGACCAAACGTAATGCCACACGCACGGCAGCAAATACGCGCCCAGTTGGTGACGACGTTAACCGGCCTAACCACAACCGGCAGCCGGGTTTATGATCGACCTATTTTTGCTTATGACGTGTTACCAGCTTTAACCATTTACGCGGACCGCGATACTGTAAATGAAGATTTAAGCAGCAAGACAAAAAATTGGCACAATCTGCAATTGAGAGTAGAAGCCAGGGCAAAATCTAAGGACGGCGTAGAGGACGTTATTGACACAATATGCGCCGAGATTGAAACCGCCATTTTTGCAGATACCACATTAAATTCCAAAGTCGTGGAAGTAGATTTGGAAGATACACAAATTGAATACAGCGCCGACCAGGAGAAACCAATTGCCCTGGCGACTTTGACATTAACGGCAGTGTATAGAATCGCGCCTGGTGCGCCAAATACTTTGGCAAACTAATGCTATTCAAACCGAACAAAAGTGAGGGTAAAAAATGCTGATGTATAAAAATGGTGAGGTTGTAGACACCCATGCAAGCCAAATCCAAACAATGAAAAACCGTGGCTGGAGCGATAAAGCGCCGGCTGCAAAACCAAAGAAAGTAATCACTAAAACTAAGGAGGCCAACTAAATGGCTAATCATACAGCAACAGTCGGCCTGGTAAAAATCGGGTCCACCACCATCGGCGAATTACGAAGTTATTCACTAAGCGAGAGCGTTGGAACAATTGAAGATACCACCCTGGGTGACGCAGCTAAAACCTACAAAGCCGGGCAGACCACATTTTCTGGCTCTTGCGAAATGTTTTGGGACGAAGCCGACTCTGGCCAAAACGCCGTCACAATTGGCGCGGCCGTCGTGTTAAATCTTTACCCGGAAGCCGATGCAAGTGGCGCAACCTATGCCACCGGCTCAGTTATTGTGACCGAAGTTGGCGTGGCTGGAGCAATTGAAGGAATGGTCGAGCAGACATTTAGCTTTACAGGCACCGGCGCTCTTACCTGGGGCACTGTTTGATTTTAATGGCTATTCAAAGCTAACAAATTAGTGCGGTGGCATAGCATTTTGCTAAAAGCGTTTTCCCCGATGCGCGAGCCACCGCCTATTTATATCGGGGTTTATTTAATCGGGGAATTTTTATGAGTCAAATTTTAGAGGTCGCAAAGACGCAATTTAGGGACCGCATGAGCGGCAAATTGCAAAGTTCAAATGTGCCCGAATGGGTGGTGGACGGCAAAGAAACCGTCATATTTTATAAGCCATCAATGAATTTTAAGGAACAGGGCGAAGTGCTAAAACTTCACGGTGAAGGAAAGCAAGCCGAAGCCGTGGCCATGACCTTTATTTTAAGGGCAATGGACGAAAACGGAACCAAATTATTTACGCGCTCTAACATGACCGAATTAATGCGAAGCGTGGACCCGGACATTATCAGCCGGGTGGTTTCAGAAATGGGCGGCGACGACCCAGAATTTGAGGATGCAATAAAAAACTAAAACAGGACCATGATTTGAGGTTCGCCATGATGTTGGCCGAACACCTCCACAAAAGCCTGGGGGAAATCATGGACCTGGATACCGACGAAATTATACTTTGGGCAGCGTTTTTGGAATTGAAAAATGGCAAATAAAGATATTAAAATTCAGATAAAAGCGGTCAATAAAACGCGTAGGGCTTTTATGGCTGTTACCGCTGGATTAGGTGGTATCGCCAAAGCCGCATTTTCAATGAAAACGGCCATTGGTTTGGCAGCCGGTGCCCTTGGTATTGGTTTCTTAATCAAACGCTCAATGGATGCAACCGATGAACTGGCCAAAACAGCCAGAGCCATTGGTCTATCAGTCACAGAGTTGCAGCGATTTCAATATGCAGCCGAATTGGGTGGCGTCGAATCTAAGGCTTTAAACAAAGCCATGCAAAAACTGGCCATTAATATCAGCGACGTGGCTGGCGGCACGGGCGAAGCCAAAGAGGCGTTTGAGCGTTACGGCATATCTGCAAAAAATGCCGATGGTTCAACCAGGAGCGTTTCCGATGTTATGGGCCAGGCGGCAACCGCCCTGGAGGGAATGACCAACAAAACCGATAGGGCATCATTTGTTTATGACCTATTCGGTGCCAGGGGTGCAAAGGTTATTAACATGCTCCAAGACGGAAAGGCCGCCATGGAAGCCATGAAAGCCGAGGCCGATAGATTGGGCCTGGTAATGTCGGGCGCGCTTATACAAGGCGTTGAGGACGCTAACGACGCGATTTTGCGTTTAACGTCATACCTGGGAAACGTGTTTAACCGGGTGGTTGCTTCCCTGGCTCCAATTATTACCGAAGCCACAGACGCTTTGCGTAATTTTGTGGAAATGAAAATTAATGATTCTGGTGGTATCGCGCAGTTTTCGCGTGACATTGCCGTAAATATTGTAAAAGCCGCCCGGTCAATTGTTCAGGCATTTGGTGCAATTACCAATTCGATTATCGGTTTTTCTAACGCCATTGGAAGCGTTGAGAATGTTTACGAAAAATTGTTCGGTGACAAACAAACAATCACCCAAATTGAGGCATCAATTGCCAGCACGGTTGAGCAACTTGAAATGCTCAAAAATATGAGCAAAGGAAATGATGCTTTAATAGCAGCACAAGCCCCACAAGTCAGAGAATTAGAATTAACAATATTAACTCTAAGAGAATTAATAGCGACCGGGCACGTTTTAGAAACTAATCCTATAACGCCTAAAGTTGACGTTTCTGGCACGATAAAAACGCTTGATAATTTGGAAGCCAGGTTGTCCAAAATAACCGATAGCAATGTGAGTGGCGATGTTACTACCACCGAAACAACCTTGGTCGATGTGACCGGCACAACCGGCAACGAAAGATTTGCACGCGAGTACGAATTCCAACTAGACCATGATCGACGGATGCTTGAGTTAAATCGAAATCGTTTGGATGCCGAAAATGCAGATAAAAGCGCAGCTTATGGAGTAGCGTTTGAGATGCAAAGAAAATCGTCCCGTATGCTCGAAACCGCACGCAGAAAAGATGCCGACGATTTACGCGACGAAGGGCGGGGCGCGCTTTCATCATTAAGCAGCCATTACAAAGCCGCGTTTGCGCTTAATAAATCCTTTGCTTTAAAAGACGCCATAATCAACACATACAACGGTGTCGCCAAAGCCTTGAATAATCCATTCCCGTTGAATCTAGGTTTTGCAGCGGTTGCCCTGGCAAATGGCATGGCCCAGGTTGCAGCCATTAGGTCCACTCAATTCCGGGCAAATGGTGGACCCATGAGCGCCGGCAGCCCATATATTGTTGGTGAGCGCGGACCCGAATTAGTGGTGCCCAACCAGGCGGCAAACGTGGTCCCTAATGACCAGCTAAGTGGCGGCAATTTCACCATCAACATATCTGCAAATGATACCGCCGGATTTGATGAATTATTGACCAAACGGCGTGGCACATTAATGAACATAATTAATCAGTCATTGAATGAGCGCGGGAGGCCGGCACTAGCATGACCTATCCAACCAGCCCAAAGTTTAACGCCATAAATCTACAATCGGAAAGCCCGACTTTGTTTTCTGAAACGGTGAGCGGCCGGATGCAAAGCCGAAAGATTGGTGGCCAAAAGTGGACCTTCACAGCAACCTATCCACCAATGACCAGGAGCGAATTTAACCCGGTGTTTGCTTATGTCGTGGCCCTGGAAGGGCGCCATGGTGTTTTCACGGTAACACCCACAGAAATAAGCACTAGCAGCGGCAACCCCAGTGGCACGGTGACGTGTTCAGCGGCAGCCCTGGGCGTTAAGTCGGTCACAATTGCTGGCCTTACAGGGGCTTTAAAGGCCGGTGACGTGGTTAAGTTCTCAGGGCACACAAAGGTATATATGTTGACCGCCGACCGGTCTGGCAATGGTGCAATGGCATTTACGCCGGCATTAATAACAGCGGTCACAACCTCAGATACAGTCACTTATTCAAACGTGCCATTTACCGTGCGTTTATCCAATGATGTGCAAGGTTATAAACTGGGCGCTGGTAATTTCTTTAAATATGAAGTCGATTTTGTTGAGGCGCTATCGTGAGCAGACCCATAAATTCCGACACAATAACTGAACTGGCCAAAGATTCGTTTATCACAGCGCACCTGGTAAAGATCGACTTTGAAACCGCTGTTTTTATAACCGAATGCCCACAAGATTTAATTTATTCTGGCGATACTTACAACAGCAGCAGCGCGTTAAAGGGCATTAGCAGCGTCACGGAAACGTCGGAAGTTCAAGTGGGCGCGGTGAGTATTACATTGTCGGGGGTTAGCCAGGAATATATCAGCATTTTATTAAGCCAGCCGTATATCGACAAACAGATAACGATTAACCGGGTTTTATTAACCGACAGTTATTCCATTATTGGCGCGCCGATTAGCATTTATGACGGGCGCATTCAAAGTTTTTCAATTTCAGATAACGACGACACTAGCACCATTGTAATTTCGGCCAGTTCTCATTGGGCAGATTTTGACAAAAAAGCCGGCCGTAGGACCAACCATAACAGCCAGCAAATTTACTTCCCTGGTGATCTAGGGTTTGAATTTGCAGCCAACACCGTCAAGGATTTGAAATGGGGGCGCGCTTAAATGGGTTGGTTT